TTTACCGGACAGCCACAAAATATATATTGGAGCAAATCCACCGGGCGGTTCAGTGTTCCCACACTTCACCGAAAAATTTCCTTTGTGTTTACCATTTTACAATAATGGCAATCCAATGGAATCAGATTCACCCCTTGCGTTATGGCAATGGCAACCGACTAATTCTTTTGGCGAATTGTATTATGGTTCGACACCTTCAAATGAAGGGTACTTTGCAAGATATCACCAACAATACTTAATGAGTATTTATAGTGATGAAGCAAGACTTGTTGAATGTCAGCTTATGTTGTCGCCTACAGATATATTTAACTTTCGATTTAACGACGAAATTATTCTAAAGAACACAGCTTATCGCGTTCTCAAAATAGCTAATTATCAGCCATTCGCAAGCGTACCTTGTAAGGTTACTTTGTTAAAAAAACTAGACGCTTTCAAAGGACAAAACATTCCACAACCTAACGCCGATTGCAACCTTGTTTTTTTAGGATTACTTCAAAACGGATATGTTCAGTTTACCGATCCCGACACGGGAACACTCTCGTATGGAACTGAAGAATGTTGTTCTGAAAACGGATTTACTTGGAATACTACACAATCAGCTTGTATGTGGGCAACTGGTTCGGGGGGCAATGGTCACGGCTTTAACGACGGCAAACTTCCGGACACGCCGGTTTCAGATGGTAAAAGTCTTGTCAATAATCTTGGCGGTATTCACGGCGTTAAAAGTAAGTTAACAAAGAATCACAATCCTATTGTTGGTGAAGTATCTATACAAGGACAAATTAAATCAACAGGCGTACAAACTACACAAAAGAATGTTGTCTTCTACGCAACATCTTACAGCGATACAATTACTACGTCTTCGCCTACTGGTAATGACGACGCAAGTGGTTATCTATCTTTACCAAGCAATATGATGGCGAGAGTTGTTGTAAGGGCGTTGTCAGTGCAAACGGACAACTATTCAGCAACATCAAGTGTTGGTTCGCTTGGTTCTACTTCGTTTAAGGTTTGGACGTTTACAGCTAAGAATATAAACGGAACACTTTCAACAAGGGGTGCAGAACAAACGGACTTTGCTCTAAACGATACCGATGTAGGAACAAGAACCGTTTCAATTGCTAACGCTAAAGGAAGCGGAAGTTTTTCAAATAATGAACTTGGTTTTGCGATACAAGTTACAGGACCTGCAAATACTGTTTGTACTTGGAACTTGGATTGTTCGATTACGTTTATAGATATATCAGCCAACAGCACTGAAGAAGATCATATTTTACTTGAAGATATGGGCTACATACTTGCACAATCAGGCGTACCACTAGCACAAGAATAAATGATTGAATACTTAAACACCGTCGGAAAGACAATACCGAACACACTACAAATCGCTCGTCATCACGAGGTGATAAAAGATACATATACGCTTCAATTATATGGTTATTATGAAGACACGGGTTTTCGTGGATTCTTTAAGAAAATACGTCAAGGAATAAAAGCAAATAAAAATGGCTGAAAAAATTGAAGTTGGTGTTGTAGTTACAGGTGCAGACACTGCAACAAAACAAATTGATGGCATTGACAATGCTGTTAAAGGTCTTGGTAGTGGTGTTGAAGGTGCTAAGACGGCATTAGACAAAATGACTGGTGGGGCTGTATCGGGCTTTATGAAAGCCGCACAAGGTACAAAAGCATTCATCAAAGGCTTAAAACTTACAAAGGTCGCATTAATAAGCACGGGTATCGGTGCTATCGTTGTGGCTGTGGGTGCTTTGGTTGGGTTCTTCTTGAAGACAAACAAAGGTGCTAAAATGCTGAAGGTGGGATTGGCGGCACTTGGTGCAGTAGTCGAAAGGGTGACCGGGTACTTCCAAGCGGCGGGGGCGTTTATCGTTGGTCTATTTAGTGGTGGTGTAACGGAAGCTGTGTCGGCTTATAACGACGAAATGTCGAAGCTTCCCGGGACTATGGAAGACGCTATAAAGAAAGCGATGGAGTTGGAGCGTAGGACGCAAGCGTTAAGAGAAAGCCAAAGAGATTTGACAGTTCAATTCGCAGAAGGTCGCGCACAAATTAAAGAATACAATATGATTGCCGAGGACACAACCCTTGGCTTAGAAGAAAGACTTGTCGCGGCTCAAAAGGCAATTGATATCGAGCGTGAACTTATGGCGGCAAGACAAGCTCAAGCGCAAGAAGAATTTGACATTGCGAAAGAACGTGCCGCGCAATCAGATAGTAGCGAAGATGATCTTGACAACCTTGCACAATTAGAAGCTAACCTAATAAACATCCGTACTGAGTCCGCTGAAATGCAGACGACGTTAAACAACAAGCTTAACATTATTCGTGCTGAAGCTATGCGTAAAGCTAAAGCCGAAGCCGATGCCGTAAAAGCCGCAGAAAAGGAAAAGCAAGATGCGATAAAAGAGACGCAACGCTTAATCAAAGAGGAAGAGGATAAGAGGATTGAGGACCTTCGTACTTATTTAATGTCGGAAGAAGAACTTGAACTTGAAGCATTCCAAAAGAAAGCGGATATGTTGTTGATAGCTGAAATGGAAGCTTTGGCAAACGGCGAAGAAATCAAAGGCAATTTAAGGGCGCAACTAAACGCTGAAAAACTTGCAATCGAACAGAAGTACGAAGACCAACGTCAAGCTATTATCGATGCAGCTGATGCCGAAGAACAAGCAAAGAAAGACAAGCAAGAAGCAATTAACGATGCAAGAAGGCAAAGAGAATTAGCAAGGGAGCAAGCAGCGGCGCAAGCAACGAGGGCAGCTAGAATGGGATTAGTGCAATCGGGTTTTCAAGCTTTGCAAGCTATGGCAAAAACTGAAGAACAACAAAAGAAGTTAGCCATTGCACAAATTGCAGTTAACCAAGGTATCGCGATGGCACAAGCTATATCGGGTGCAATGCAGTCAGCATCAGCAACAGGACCGGGTGCGGTTGTTGCAGCCCCGGGATTTATTGCTACAATGATAGGTATTGTCCTAACAGGGTTCGCGCAAATCAAAGGTGTAATGAACCAAGCGGGTGCGGCAACGGAAGACCTTGATACATCAATGCCTGATTTAGGTGGTGGTGGTGGTGGTGGTGAAACAGGTGGCGGTGTTGATTTATCAAATCCACAACTTGCCCTTACTCCAGACCTAGCGCAGTCGTTTAACCAAGCTTTAGGATCTTCAGCAATTCAAGCTTATGTTGTTCAACAAGAAATCGCAGACGCAGACGCATTAGCGTCAACACTACAAAACCAAGCATCACTTGGGGGTGGTTAAAATAAACAAATTCAGACACTATATTTTTAACGATATGAGAAAGAAAGTAGAACTTCTAATTGACGAAGAAGAACCAATCAGCGGAATTGAAGCTGTAAGTTTAGTCAGATTCCCAGCTATTGAAACCGACTTCGTGTACCTATCGAGTGAAGCCGACAAAAAGATGTCGTTTGCTATGGACGAAGAAAAGCAAATGTTAATCGGTCCGGCTTTAATACCTGACAAGTTGATTATGCGCCTAGACGAAAACGACGAAGAATATGATGTCTACTTTTCGAAAGACACTGTACGTCAAGCAATGGAATTATTTATGGTTGAAGCAAGAACAAACGAAAGCACACTTGAACACGCTTCAAAGATTGACGGCGTTACTGTAGTGGAAAGTTGGCTTGTCGAAGATTCTAAGAAAGACAAAAGCGCATTGTATGGATTTGACCTACCAGTTGGAACTTGGATGATTGCTTCTAAGGTAAACAACAAAGACATTTGGGAAAAGGTAAAGAAGCGGGAAGTACGTGGTTATTCAATAGAAGGTTATTTTACTGACCGCCTTGTTGAAATGAAGCGTGGTAAACTATGCAAGAATTGTCCTGAAGACGAACAAATTATCGAAGAACTTAAAGCGATAATCTTAGAAGAAGTGACACCATCGGGCGAACTTAACGGACAACCATTATTTAAGAAGGCGCAAGACGCACAACTTTGGGGTGAAATCTTTTTCAATAGGACGGGATTCAATGCCGTTTCGGTTAATGGTGAAACACTATTTAGCGCAAAGGAAAGCTTAGAATCGTACCCTTGGGATGAATGTATTCGTGACCAAACAAATCGTTATGGGTCAAAGGAAGTTGCAGAAAAGGTATGTGGAATGATAAGGTCAAAATATGGTTGAAAATAAACACCTGAAATAGGTTTATATATATCAATGATAAATTAATTAATTACGCGTAATGAACACTGTACAAAAAATCAGAAAGGCATTAGGACTTCCACAAACGAAGTTGTATGCTGAAGCACGTCTTGACGACGGGCGTGTTGTCGTTACCGAAGCTGAGTCAATGGACGTAGGCGTTGAAGTTCGTATTCTCGACGATAGTGGAGAAGCGAGCGTTCTTGACGCTGGAACATATACACTCGAGGACGGAACGAAAATTGTTGTAAACGAAGATTCTCGTTTAGCATCTTTAGGTGATGACGAAATCGAAGTTGAAGTTGAACTTGAAACAATTCCCGAAGCCGAAGAAGAAGGTTATCGCGATGGTATCGACGACGAAAAAGAAGACGTTCGTGAAGATATGAATTACGACAAAGTTCGTGATGCACTAGATCAAGGTTTCCCGGATTTAGGGCAAGACACTATCGATGCAATCGCAACTTTAGTTTCTGCTATCTACAACGAAGAAGAAGTAGTTGTTGAAGCAAACGAAGAAGAAGAAGAAAAAGAAGATATGTCTTCAATTCTTGAAGAAGCATTTGCAAACATCAGCAAAAGACTTGACGCATTAGAGGACGCACCCGCATCAAAGGGGGTGACGCACTCACCAAACAAACTATCGTCTCAGCACAAGGCGGTGGATTTATCTAAATTAAACAGTGTAGATCGTGCGCTACACATAATCAATTCACACCGATAATATAATGAATTATCTAACTAATAAGAAGTACAACTTCGACATTGACCCAACAGTCAATACTTACGCCGGTGAACTTGCATTGCCTTATGTGAGCGCGGCTTTACTAGGAGCAGAAACGATATCACAAGGTCGTTGTCGCTTTATTGAAGGCATCGTTGGTAAAACGGTTATTTCAGGTCTTGCAGTTTCTGACACTATCCAAGCGGCAAATTGTAATTGGAATGACGGATCTAGCACAGCGTTAACTGAACAAGTTCTTAACCCTGCGGATTTAGCCGTTATGGAAGAAGTTTGCCGTGGCACTATGTACCCAACTTGGATTGCCGCTAACGGAAGAATGGAAAGAAACGGCAACCTTCCGGTTGCTTGGTCTGACTTCCTTCTTGGAGCAGTAGCAGAAAAGACTGGTTCAAATCTTGAATCGCTATTGTGGACAGGTGCCGCGCCATTTGGAACGGGATTCCTTTCTACTGATGGAGTAATTGACGACGATGCAACGGGTATCGGTGGTTCAGCTTGTAAAGACTTTGCTGAAGCTGACCTAGGTTCGGCGTTTACAGCGGCTACTATTCTTGGTCATATGGACACGGTATTTGCTACGGCACAAGCTACACCAGGTATTCTTCAAAAGCCAGGTTGTGGATTCTACGTTTCGTATGAAGCATACGCTTTCTTCTTACAAGCACAAGCGGCACAAAATACAGGACCTGGTTACAACCAATCTTTACAAGGTGCAACGTACCTAGGATATCCGGTTTACCCAACTAATGGAATACCTAACACTGTTGACGTAATGGTATTCACTTACCCGGATAACCTTGTTGTAGGTGCTAACAGCTACACGCCAGACATCTCTGCTCAGTTAATTCCAACATACGCTTATGACGGATCAGACAACGTAAGAGTTGCAATGCGTTTCGCAGTTGGTGTTCAAACAGCCGTTGCAGGTGACGGTGTTGTTGGATTTAACTTCTCTTAATCACTAAAATAGAATAATATGCCTTGTTTAATTTCAGCCGCTAGAGGAATCGATTGCCGCGATGCAATCGGTGGATTAAAGGCAATTTATTTTTGTAGTAATTACGCTTCTAACATACTTGCTTCGGCAACGGTAACGGCTTCTTCATATACAATAACAGACGCAGACTTTGCGGATTGGGATATATATGGAACGCCAACTGGATCTAAAGTTCAAGTGTATAAGTACGATTTAGTTACTGACCTTTCTAACTTTACAACAGCTATTGAAGCTGATAAAGCGACGGGTTCAGTGATGTACAATCAGACTTTGAACGTAGTATTACATAAAGTGGTTGCCGCAGACTTATTCCAACTAGGACTAATCGCAAAGAATCGCGCACAAATCTTCGTGCAAGACTCTAACGATAATGTCTTCTTAATGGGTATAAGCGATGGGTGTTACCTTACTGGTGGTGATACAATAGCAACAGGAACAAACCGTTCAGATATGAATGGCCTGACGCTTAATTTCACCGCAAAGGAACAAGATCCATTATACATACTACCAACAGCAACGGTAGGGGGTACGAACTTCCCATTCGATGGGTTGGACGATGCCGCAGATATAGCAATTACTTCAGCGTAAAAGTTGATGTGATTCATTAAAAAAGGGGGGTGGCAATGCGCCGTTCCCCTTTTTAATTTCAAACAAATTTTAAGTCGTTATATATTCCATAGATGCAACAAATAAGGAACGCGAATAACACCACGAATACTGACGTAACACAAAACATCTACGTCACGGCAAACGATTTGCAAACTATTGCACAAGCGAGTGTGTATTACTTAATTGAATTAACATCGTTGGGTTCAAACAATTCGTTGTATTTTATACCGACTTCAGTAAATTCTGACAACCTTCCGCGATATGTTCGAATGACTTTTACCGTAATAGACAAAGACGAAACCGCATCACCGACAACGGGACGAATCAAATTTTACGATGCGGCTGGTAAGCTTGATACTTATCCGATGGGTTTTTACACATATAACATATACGAACAAACAAGTTCGTCAAACTTAAATCCGGCGAATGCTACACTACTTCAAGAAGGTATGGCATACGTTCGTGACTATTCCGGCAATATGGAAGAAGTGACACCCGACTTTAACGAATATAACCCTACGGTTAATCAATACGTTTATCCATAATGAACAAACACGACTTCAGCGTTATCAATTACACGGACCAAGAAATTCCGTGCTTCGAAGAAAAGCAAGGACAAAAGTTCGTAAGCTATGGACACGACGACCTTTATGGCGATTACTTGCGTGATCTATTCTTATCGAGTTCAACCAATGGTGCAATCATTAACGGCGTTGCTGATATGATTTACGGCGGTGGTTTAGACGCTACTGATAGGGACGACAGCGATTCAAAGCGCGAACAATGGTTGCGTCTTCAAGACTTACTTCGTAAGAGTTCTGACGACCTACTTCAGAAGGTTGCTTTTGACGTTAAACTTTACGGAATGAGTTACGTCAATGTGATATGGAATAAGCCAAGAACACGCATCGCTTGTTTGAAGCACTTGCCAGTTCACACAATGCGTAGTGGTGTCGCCGATTCTGAGGGGGTTGTGAGCGAGTATTATTACAAATCCGACTGGAAGGATAGGAGAGAAAAAGAAAAGGCCATTAAAGCGTTTTCTTTAGAAGACCGAACTTCGGCTTCAACGTGCTTTCAAATTAAAAGATACACGCCTTCACTTCACTATTATTCCGTTCCTGATTACGCAGGTGGAACAAACTATTGTGAATTGGACCAACGTATTAGTGACTTCCATCTTTCGAATATTCGTCGTGGGTTCTTTCCTTCGATGTTGTTGTCGTTTAAGAATGGAGTACCAACAGATGAAGAACGTCGCGTAATAGAACAAAAGGTCATTGACAAATTCACTGGCGACGATAACGCCGGGCGTATTCTTATCACGTTCAACGATGGTGACGAAACAGCGCCGGAGTTTACACCGATCCAACAAAACGGTGCGGACGGAATGTACGAATACCTTTCGAAGTTAGTTAGCGAAAAGATACTTACAGCGCATCGTGTGGTTAGTCCTTTGATGTTTGGTATTAGATCTGAAGGTGGTGGGTTCGGAAATAACGCCGACGAATTAAGGGATTCATATTCGTTATTTAACAACACGGTGATTGCACCTTTTCAAGACATCTTGTTAAAGTCTTTCGGTATGCTGTTTGGCATTAACGATATCGAACTTGACTTATTCTTCATTACAGCGAAACCGGCGGACTTCTTAAACTTAGACGTTATCGACACACTTGACGAAGGCGAACAACAAAAGGAAGGTGTAACATCGGACGAAGATGTTGATGTTGTGGAAGCACCAAGCGACGATGTTGTCGTTGAAACCGAAGACCCAATGGCGGACATCACAGTTGACAAAGAAGCATCGTACAATGGTGCGCAAATATCTTCGGCACTTGATATCATAATCAAGGTAGGTGAAGGAATGTTAACGCCGGAACAAGCGATTGTGTTCCTTGTACAAATGTTACAATTCGATCCGGCTGTTGCGAAAGCACTATTCACCGAAGGTGCTGATGCTACCGTTGAAATCGAAAAGTTTAGAAACGCTAAAAAAAAAAAGAAAGTAAACCCTGTTGCAAAGACGGAGTATGCCAATGCTCTAATTGAGTTAGGCGAAGACGAAAGCGAGCTACTTAAAAGCCACGAAATGATTGACGCAAGAAAAGTTGACTACGACCGCGAAGAACAATTTGACGCGATGTGGTCTTTTGCGACCGTGCCAAGTAGTAAGCCACAAGCGAAGTCAGATCACCCCGAATACGGACAAGACACCGAATATATAAAGGTTCGTTACGCTTATATGCCACACGTTACCAAAGGACCGGGCAAACACAAGTCAGGCAAGAAGAAAGGGCAAAGTTATGACAGCCGTCCGTTCTGCGAAAAGATGGTTAAGGCATCAATAGGCGGTAAGGTATATCGACGCGAAGACATAATGTTTGCATCAGATAGGGCAACCAATCCGGGTTGGGGTCCAGCGGGTACGGACTTTTATAATTTATGGTTTTATAAGGGTGGTGGATCGTGTCAACATTTTTGGGAACGTAGAACGTACCTTGTAAAGAACAACGAAAGAGTTAGCGTAAACCAAGCAAAGAAAATCATTCAGCAAAACAACGGAACACCACTTGAAACTAACGACGCTAAAGTTGCAAGAAGACCACGCGATATGCAAAATCGTGGCTTCATCAATCCCGAAATAGCGCAAGCAATAACAACACCTAGAAACTAATGGCACAATCACAAGCATTATTTGTATCAGCAAATAGACTAAAAAGGGACACCGCAATTGGCGGTTCAGTTGACGACGATCTTATCCGTCCTTACGTTTATATGGCGCAACAGCGTTGGATTCTTCCGGTGCTTGGAAC